TTGTTCTTTTTCTTTTGTCTCTTAGCATGGCCTTTCTGTCCAGCTTGAGTATTACGGTTGTTACCTGTCATTGTTTTCTATTTTAAATCTAGACGATCATGACAGCGGTCTGGCAATACTACCCGGAGACCAAATCGGGATTACGCTTAGTAGAACACAGCTCCTTTGCCATCGACTTGATAATCGTCAACAGCAATGGGGTCTATGTATGTAACACCGTTAGTCCACTGAGAAACTTGGTTCTCAAAAGCGACCTGAAGGCTAGGTGACCATCCAGTTTGTAAACTGACGGCTGCCCGGCAACAAGGGAGAATTGGTAGACTCCTGGTCTTCTTACCTGCGATAATCTTGGCGATTTCGTAACGCCTAAACCGTTTATTAACTTTCCTTTGCTTACTTGATGAGAGTAAGGGCTGGAGATGATCAATAAGAGCTTGACACAAAACTGACACCATTGGGGTATGGGGATCAGTTGAGAGGTAAGAATAAGCTTTAGCCAAAGCGAGGCAACGCAAGTCACCCTGTTTGACAGTAATGTGGAACTTTGAAAAAGATCTTGGTAAGTCACAAAACTCTCTGTGACAACCTGAGCAAATAGATCTCCCGCAGAAGTTTGCAACTTCTGGGATCGGGGGAACTACGACTTTGAGTTTAAATCCTAGGAACTGAGCAAAGTTTAAGTTTGCAACAACATCATCGACAGCATCAACATCACAGTTGATGAAGCCATCGTCACCTTCGTGAAAGGATGACCATGTCTTGGGGTCTTGCTTTTGGAGGCAAGACCAGATGATGAAACGATTTAAGAAACCATTAGCAATGGACGTGTGTGCGTCACCAGAAGCTCTGGTGCCGTCCACTGAATATGATACTCCTAAGTCAGTGAAACCAGTCATGGTTTCCAACATCGGAAGAATCAAGTCAAGTTCAGGGTGAAGACCTTCAGGGAAGGCCGCCCTAAACAACGCGCGCTCGACATGCACGATCATGTCGCGGGATACGGTCATGTCAAACCGACTGAAGTCAGTTTCAACAATCGCGCCCCTCCAAGACTCTGCCATCAGTGGTCCTCTCTCTTGTGGAGTGAGTCCCTTGACAAGGTATGGGCATTGCTTAGCTAGTTTCTCAATCGCCGCCACGTAAGGGCCTAAGATTGAAAGGAATTTATCGCTTCTCGGACTGATGTTTCTTGGGTCCGTTGCGGTTGTTGAGGTTTCTACTTTTATAAAACTTTTTAGTAGACTGTCCTTCTTTAGAATTCCTTCTCCAGTCACTTCTGACTGGGCGAGGGTTAGCTCCTCTTGCCTGTGGTCCTTGAACCGACTTACCCACTCCTTGAACGGTATGGGGTTGGTTGGGACCAGCCACTGATTTTCCGGCAGAGTTAGAAACTCCTTTACGCTGGCATCCAGTGTTCTGACGTTTATTGTTGGGTCGGTTGACAAATCTTCTCCAGTTTGCACCGAAGACTTTGCCAAGCTGCTGGTCGGGACTGTTGTCAATAATTTGCTGTCTTGTGACACAAGGTTGAACTCGGTCAGAGATTCTGAAGCACTTGGGCCCGGTAGGGTGATCTGGGTGCTTGCAGCTGCTCTTGAGGTGAAGGAGGTCTCCACTAGCTTTATTATTGGTGTGCTGTCCTTGAAGCTTGACGCCGTTAGATGATGGCCCCACGGCAATGTTGGGTCCTGCACCTTTAACTGGGTGGCTACCCTTAGTAGTTCCTTTGTCCACTCTGACGACATCTCGTTTAGTGGTCTTAGGTACTCCTCGGGAATATCCAGTATTGGGTGATTGCGCACCGCTACGAAGTGGCGGGGCAACATACGTCTTATCATCTCGCTCCTTGTTAATGGAGCTGGTAGTAGTGCTGGGTGTACTAACGGTACTACTGCCATCAGTCTCTTCTCTATGCCCGCTGCTTGATTCTGTTGAGTCCT